GGCATTGACCAGCAGCAATCCGGCTTTCAGCACCACGTCCGTATCGGTGGCAAAAATAATGCTGTCGGAAGCGCTGACGCGGGTTCCTGCCGGAATCAGCACATCAATGGCCAGTGCCTCATCCACGGAGAACTGGAGCGTGGTGGTGGCAGGCTGCGCGGCCAGGCGATATACACCGACCAGTTCACCGAGGTAATCAATCATCGGCTCACGGGCAAAGGCGACCAGATTCTGTTTGGCCGCTTCCTGCGCCGCCACCCTGACCAGCATTTCGCGGTATGCCCACAGGTCAATCAACAGGCGCTCAGCCTGAGCGGGGTATAGCGTTTTGCCGGTTGCGGCTTCGTACTGTGCAATCATTTCAGCCGTGATTTTGTCGGCATCGCGTTCAATAAAATCGGGTTCTGTCAGCGCCATAGCAACTCCTGAGTCCGGGGCTGTCCGTCAGAGCCTTTCCAGCTCACCCGGAGCGTAAGATGTTCGCCGTCGACGGCGGGTTTGACCGACATAAGCTGGCAGCGAGGCTCCCAGCGCCGGATGGCATCGACGGACTCGCGCACCACATGCGGAATGGCCCGGTCGATGGGCCAGTCGATATAAAGATGCAGGTTGCTGCCGAACTCCGGGCGATGCGGGTCGCTGCCGAGAGGAGTTCGCAGGATGATTTGAATGGCCTGCCAGATATCATCCAGCCCCCGGACGATTTCGCCGGGGGCCTGCAGAGCCGGTTGCCAGAATACGGAAGTTGTTTTCATGGGGGCAGTATTGCCCCTGTGCGGGAACGCCGATATTAAAGGCGTTTAAGAAGGTCAGTGGGAATGGTGATTAGAGTTCGGGCCGTCAGACAGCATGCTGCCTGTAGAGTGGGCATTGCCGTTGATTTCAAGGTTGCCGTTCACCGTGGTGGTATCAGCGGTCAAATCAATGGTTTTCCCCTTCAGGCTGATACCTACCGCAACCTCGATTACTACGCGCTCAATGCCACCTTTGACCGTCAGTGTATGGGTAGCCCGGTTATAGCTGAACTCTGCGCCATCCGCGTATTTCGTGCCCCGGACGTTTTTGTCGCTGAACGGTGGTTTATCGACGTCTGAGTACACCGCGCCCAGAATGACACCATCCTCGCCGTTGGCATCGAGCAGCACCTCAACCTGCTCCCCCACGTCAGGGAGCCAGTAATCCTTGTTATTCTGGGTATTGCGCTGCAGCACGTTAAGCCAGTTAGTGCGCAGGTTATCGCATTCCGGCAGACGAACGCGGGCCTGAACCTTGTCGGCATCGACGGCACTGACCGTACCGACCTGACGGGTGACAACAGACATTACTTTTCTCCCTTTATTACCGTTGATGTGGTGCCATCGTATTTGTAGATGGTCAGCGTCTGGCTCTTGCCGGTCTTTTTATCTTTCTTTGCCTTGCCCTGCGTGACCGGCCCTCGCGCCACTTCCAGTTCGGTGGTGTAGCCGCTGTTACGGTCAAACGCATGGCGGGCAGTGGTTATCAGCCATGGCCCGGATAACTGACCAAAGCCCACCAGTTCAATTTTGTTGCCTGCAGTCAACTGGGGCGTCCCCATCAGCGTCAGGGAGCCGTTCTGCTGGTATTCGTTATGCCTGGCTAGCGCCGAATCCGCTTTAATTCTGGCACTGTCCGGGTCGCTGACGCGGCTGTTGACCTTCAGTGAATCAGCGCTGGTGACTTTTGCCAGTTTGACCTGTTTATCGCTTTCACTTGTTCCACCGGCAACCTCGTAGGCGATCAGCTTTTTATCGCTGCTCTTCTGGTGTTTTACTTTTGCTGATTTGTAGACGCGGTTGATGGTGTCACGCAGGGAAAAGCTGGCTACATCCTGCGGCTTCAACTGTTTTACCGGCTCCTGACCGCGCAGCGTGGCCAGATGGGAGAAAATCAGCTGGTCGCTGACCACTTTCACGGCATAACCATACTCGCTGGCCAGTCGGCGCAGGAAGCCCACGTCCGTTTCAGCATACTGGGTCACCCGGTCAATTTTGATGGACTCAATACTGCCAACCAGCTTCAGCTGATGCTTTTTGGCAATCCGTCCGGCGATGGCCGCCAGCGTGGTGCTCTCGAAACCACGACTGGATTTTGTCCGCAGGGCGTTGTTGACCGACGTGGCCACGCCCCGGATAGCGACAACGGACGCGGGCGAACTCACCTCGATCTCGTCTATAGAGAACGTACCGCAGGACAGCAGCTTCTCGCCCTGATAGCCCATCTTGAGCGTCAGCGTGTCGCCCTTGCCCGGATACCATTTATCCAGCCAGCGACCATCGGTGTCGTCCAGCTCCACCTCAATGGTATCGGACTCGCTTTTGATGTTATCGCTGTAGGTTACGCGGGTGACATAGGGGGCGATATCGGTGGTGATGTTCTTCTGCAGATACCACAGGGTGAACACCGGACTCAGAACATCGCTGACGCCGGTTAACGCTGATGCGGCCTGTGCCGTGCTGTTTATCTCAGCCATGGGGCAATATCCTCTTCTGTACTGGCTTCTTCAGCCTCGATAACCGGGATCAGTAACAACAACCCGGAGGGCAGCACCGGCGTAATGGCCACGTGCGGATTGGCGGCAATTATCCGGGGATAGCCCAGTGGGTCGCCGTAGTACTGCCATGCCAGAGAATCCCAGCGCTCTCCGTCACGGGTGACATGTTCAAGAAACATCACACACTCCTCGCCAGTATTTTAGCTGCCATGGTGCTTAACCCCGGCGACATACGAGTGAAGGTGGTGCTGGCGGAGTTAAGCTGCCCGGAAACGGCATCCAGCGCTGCCGCGATATTGCTGCCGTCCACGCCGCTCAGCGAAGACTGTGCCTGTTGTACATACGTGGCCGCATCGCTGGTGGCTCTGGCCAGACTGATGGCATCAGGCATGGATTCAGAGAGCGCATTGAATGCCGGAACGCTCTGGCCTAACGCCCCGGACACGTTGCCCAGTCCGCTCATCAGCCCCGGCACGCGGGTCAGCGCGACGGCGGGGTTATCCTTCATTTTCTGCGCCACCCGAACGGCGCTGATGGTGGTCTGGAGAACAGACTGCGCCTGTTTGGCATAGTTGACGCCGTCGCGAACGTACTGCGCCACCCCGGAGGGAGAAGGTACGGCACCGGAGACCGCCCCGACGCCGGGAACCTGCGTGCGTATCGCAGGAGGCTGTAGCGGGTTCTTCGGGTCGCCGATGTACTCCCGGAGAGATGCGGTGGCATTGACGGCCAGCACGTTGCCTGTGCTGTCGGTCTGCTCGCTGGTCGCGGTCACGTCGGTAATCACAAACCAGCCGCGATAGTCACCGTTGCCGAAAACCAGTGCCAGCGCCTGATGGGCTTTCATCGCCGTTCGCAGACGCGCCAGCTCTACGTCGGGCACGCAATAGTGCTGGTGAAAGACCAGGCTTATCTGGATTTCGTCCAGCTTGTCGCCGACGAACTGCAGGCCGGGCTTACCCTCTATGCGGGCATGTTCCGCATAATCGACACCGAAAGTGGCCTCAAAGCCGTCCCAGTAGGTAATCAGTTCAAACTCAATATCACCCAGTACCGCAAACATTATTCGTACCCCCGACGTTGTTTCTGAGCCAGCAGACGCTCCAGCATTTTCTCCAGTTCATGCAGGCTCATATTCAGTGCGCCGGTCAGTCCGGCAGGCGCTGCGGTTTCTTTGCCATTGAGGAAAAACTGAGGATTAAAGCTGACCTGGATACCGCCAGATGTTCCGCCGCCAGTTGCAACTGCGCCACGACCTGAATATCCCGCTGCCATGATTTCCGGCGACGGGATACGGGGAACATCGGGAGTCATCTCTGTTGCCAGGCGTTGTCCGGCGAGCGCTGCCAGTGGTGTGGTACGCTGCAGGCCGATAGCGGCACCCTGCGCGATGTTGTCACCAAAGCCTATAAACACGCGGCTCGGCGAATGGATACCCAGCTTTTCCTTGAACCAGCCGCCGACACTGTCACCCATATCTGTGACGGTGGTTTTGAGCGACTCCCATTTGTTTTTGATGCCGTTTATCAGCCCGTCGATAAGATGGCCACCGAAGTCAGTGAACTTCGCGGGCAGATCAACGCCGAGATATTTCAGCGCAGCCGCAAAGGCTTTATAGAGCAGACCAACCGGCGACCAGTTAATCAGCAGCTTACCAATCCCCACGATACCGCCGTTAAAAGCCTCTTTAATGTCAGCCCAGCGCTGTTTGAACCAACTGCTGACAGCCCCCCAGTTACGATAAATAAGATAAGCCGCCGCCGCGACGGCGGTGATGGCAAGACCAATGGGATTCATCAGCAGCGCCCTGCCAATCCAGAGAACGGCACGTCCGGCGATCATAATGCCGCGAACCAGCCCACCTGACAGCACGCCCCCCAGAGTTCTGGCACCTCTGGCGACAGCGCTGAAGCCGGCCACCAGCCAGCGTAGTTTGCCGCCTTCACCCAGCGCGAGCGTAAGGCGAAGCCAACTGGATTGCAGCAGTACGATACTTTTCCAGACGTTGACAAAGGGGGAAATAAGAAGGTTTATCCCCAGCTTGAGGCCAATAACTGCAATTTTAAAAGCAATGAGCGCGGTAATAACTTTAAAAGTACTACTGACAAATTGTGGATGAGCCGCTACCCAATGTTTTGCCCCCTGAATCAGAGGGAGAAGCTCCTGCGCCAGGGAAATAAAAGATGGAGCTAATTGATCTCCCAGCGTAATAGCTAGATCGCGACTGTTGACCACCAGAGCTTTAGTCGCTTCAAGAGGGGATTTCAGCCGCTGGTCGTAAGAGTTTCCAAGAAGATCGTTATCCGCTGCTTTGAGAGCACCTGCACGTATTTCACGGTACCTGTCCATGTTTGACAGCATCGGGCGGACAAACGCCATTACCTGCATATCAGCGAACATCTCGCCCAGGCCGAAGTTTTTCGCCAGCGCCTGAAGAGCCTCATCCCTCGCCGTATCGTTCTTTATTTTCATGGCGGATTTGAACCCGGTCAGAGCTTCGGGGCTTTTAGCATTGAGGTAGCGCTCTATGACGCTCATCATGCCTTCAATCGGAGATATTCCAGCAGCCTTGTAACTTTCGATTGAACCCTGCAGGTCAACACCCAAATCGGCAAATTGTTTCTGAGTATCGCGGGCAAAAATTTTGGTGAGGAAGTTTTTAAAGTTATTGGCAGCTTCATCGGTGGAACCCGCACCAATTTTTGCTATCTGGAGGCTGGCACCGATTTCAGCCACAGCCTCTTTCCCGCTTGCAACTCCCGCCATCATTGGTGCCAGGGACTGCATCCATTTGACCTGATCCGGGATTTCAAATGACCCCTGGTCACCGGCATAAGCCATAATATTTTGGACGGCACCAAAATCTTTGGCAGCACCTTTCAGTGAGTTTTGCCAGACGGCAGCAACCTTAGCCCAGTCCTGTCCAGCTGTACGTGTCGCTGTTGCCGCACGAGCAATATCCGGCATTAAATACCCAATATCAGATACATTATCAATGTTGTCGCTGATGAGTGAACCCACTGCGTCCTGCATGTCATCCTGATACTGATTGTATTTAAGTGCCCAGCCTTTTATCTGTTCGGCAAGAGCATCCCGCGTTTTATCGTCATATTTTGCGGTGATCGACATATCAATCATTTTGTCTTTAAAAGACATAGACTGCTGAACTGCCGGGGAGACCGTATGATAAACAGTCTGCGCCATGGCATATGCTTCAACACCCTGACCATACAACGCCATACGGTTGGTTTTTAGTGCATCACTGGTGGCTGATACCGCAGACAGACGGCGCTGCTGGCGTTCAACCTGTTCCATAGTTCGGCTGATCCGTAACAGGTCGCTGTTAAGGCGCAGCATCCGGGAAGAGCCTAACTGACCATAACGTTCAGTTGCACGGGTTAAGGCGTTCTGGCGCTCCTGGAGGCGGCGGGATGTATCATTCAGGGAGTCGAGGGCACGTCGGGTGCCGCTCACCGCTGAGCGGAAGGTGCTGCCAACCATGCCACCAATAACAACACCAACGGAAAAGTTACTGGCCACGATGGGTATCCTCTGGGTCGGTATATAAAAGAAGAAAAGCCGGGAAAGTGTGGGGGGAGTATCGAAGAAAGAAAGCAGCCATTATCCGGCTGCTAAATAATTAATCCTTGTCGCCGAACTCGCTTTTGATTTGCTCTTCAGCCTGCTCCAGCCACATCTCCAGATCGTCAGTATCGAGGGCATCAATCTCCCCTGGCTGAAATCTAAACCACCTCGCCAGCAGCCCCTGCGCCTGCATCAGCGTTTTCGTCGCTCTTGCCCAGCCCAGTGACTTGCTGAAATCGTTTCTGCAACTGCAGGTAATCAGCTAAATCCATATTGTCGAGGTCTTCCGGGAGAATGCCGGTACTGCGGGCAATCAGCGGTTCATCCCAGTCAGCCGGGTCTTTACTGATTTTGCGTACCTGCTTCAGGTCTTTGACTGTGAGCCGCTTCAGCTCAATTTGCTCAACACGAACACCGGAAGCGGTAGTAAAAGGATGTGTCAGGGTGAAAATTGCAGATTGTGTCTGTGACATGTTTATGCTCCTTTGTAAGTTCAGAGCAGTATGTCCGGTGGTGAGGCTGGCAGATATTAAAGGGGATTAAGAAGAAAGGGGCCGAAGCCCCTTTGGTATCAGTGAGTGCGAAAGCCTTTGCAGTTACGCAGGAAGGCAATGAGAAGCGCCTTTCCTTCAGATTTGCCGATGCCGGTGAACCAGTGGTCAGGTGGCTCCCATGCCTCAATCAGGTCAGCGAGCTTTCGTGCTTTAGAGCGTGTACAGTCAATCGGGTCATTGGTTTTCTGGGTATTAAAAAGGTTTTCCACCCCCGGAATATCAAGGAGGGTAAACCACGTGCCATTCCCCATACCAATCGAACCACAGTTCCCGCCTTTATCTTCAATCTCGACGGTCACCGTCAGCCCCCGATATTGATGCGGTAGTCAGTCAACTGGTCAACGCCGCCGACTCGGAAGATGTTGGCCAGATAGTCCAGCTCCAGCAGCTCTTCACCATCCAGTACCTGCTTGATGTACGTGCAGGTGAAGCTGCTAGAGAACTCGGCGTTCTCGTGCTGTTTGAACGTCCCCAGCGGGTTCTTCTTGAACATGATCGTCAGGAATGTGACCAGCGGGATTTCGTCAATCAGCCCCTGCGAACTGTAGCGCTGGACGCTGGAACGGCACTGCAGCGCCAGCGACTTATACGGGTTCGCAGCAGACAGCATCGCGTCGCGGTAAAAGCTGTTCCACTTGATCTCACCCTCCAGCTTGTCGAAGCCTGCCGGGAGTTCCACTTTGCCCACCATCCCCAGCGCCTTATGCTCCTGCATGGTCATGGAGACGTCCGGGAGTTTGACCTCCTCGGCCCGGCCCAGCAGGTTAGCGCCATCCAGGTAGATGTTGGCATTCGTGATGCGGTTGATCTCAATCTTTGCCATCAGCTATTCCCCTTCAGGGTTAACAGATATTCCGAGGTGATCTCGGTCTCAAACGTCAGTCGCTCCAGCGGTGGTGGTGGCGTGTATTTGTAGCTCAGCAACAGATGACCGGCGGCAAGCTCCGTCTCTTCGTTGCGGGCCGGATCAAACCAGCAGCTGAAGCCCAGCAGCGCACCGTCGCCAATCAGCTTGCGACCGTAGGCGTTGACCGACTCCGTCAGCGCATCAATCAGCGCCTGGGTAATCGGCATGTCGATGTACTGCTGGCTGAAGTAACGCAGGGACTCGTTGATCACATCACCGGTACGGCGAACGTTCTCAAAGTTGCGCATATGGGT